AACAGGTTTGAACACAGTTCTTGTAACCGACGACATAACCAGTATTAGTGAAATAAGGGTAGATACCACCGAATTGGCTGCTCCTGTCCAGTTGCTGTGGGTCGAGACAAGCTCATCCCCCGAAGTGACTCGCGTAGCCGCGACCAGCCTCCGTGAGAAGAACCAAGTCACCCGCTACCGCCGCTACCGGATTGACAACAGGAACAGCAAGACGATGTCGCTGCGGCTGCTCCTCAAGCGGAAGTTCCGCAAGCTGATTGACAGCACGGACGTTGTTTATCTTTCCAGTATAAATGCAATCAAGCATGCCCTGCTGGGGAACACCGCTGAAGAGAACGCCGATTTAGAACGCGCCAACTACCACTGGGCTGTGTGCCAATCCCTCCTTGAGGAGCAACTGGACGCCCACAGGGGAGCGGCAAAGCCCATGATAACTTTTGATCCCTCTGGTGTGGGCGCTTACACCAGTAACATGATGTAACCCCTAATCTAATGATTCAATATATCACCGAAAATAAAGAAGAGATTCTGCAAATCGTCGCCAGCGTAATCGCGGTGGCCTCACTCATTGCGACTATGACTCCGAACGAGTCGGACAATAAATGGGTAAGCCGAATTTCAGCCGTTGTATCGTGGCTGGCCCTGAATGTGGGCAAGGCGAAGTCTAAGTGAAGACGTTCTTCCGTCTTTTAACTGCTGCGCTCAATGCCTACATCGAACACATCAGGCTCCAAAGAGACAGGCACCTCGACGCTCTTGAAGATCGTCTTGATGCTCTGGCCGCTATTGGCGATCCCGCTAGCAAGCTGCTCATGGAACGAGTTGCCCAACGCATCAAGCGCGAACGCGAGCGCCCTATACGATCCCCCGACGATCACACTTAAAGAGGGCCAACTCTACGAGTTCTGTGAGGGCAGTCTGGTGGGTCGGGAAGACCACAAATTCCACAGTGACTACAGCTACCGGAGGGCCGTGATCATCGGGGAGAAGTGATGCCTGAGTCCTTTACAGAAGTAGTTGAGCGTCTCATCAAAGGTAGGGAGGCTGAATTTGACCCTGAAGGAACTGGTTACGATGAGTTTACTGCGGAAGAGTTAAGGCAGTTAGCCCCGTTGCCCGCGATGTCAAAACCCACATGGCGCGGCGATGTTGGCGATGAGGTTGTTTACACTGACCCCAAAACAGGTGAAACAGCTTTTGAAGCGTGGGTTTGGCACCCGAAAACAGAGAGGGAAGAAGAGGGGTGGTATGTACACGGTTCCAGCAGAGACCCTAGAACTGGTCAGTTGCTTAAGGGCCGTAAGCATCGAACTTGGAAGCAGCTAGAAGAGCGGGAAGCAAAACTGGGCAACATCATCTACAAAGATCCGGGGTCGGGGAGATATTATTCTAGTAAATCCGAAAAATGATGAACCCCCGATTCATAGACTCGTTAGTTGGCATGGCGGCTCCCACGCTGGGTCTGATAACCAGTATGCAGGAACAGTTTGAATACTGGCTCCGTATTGGGTCACTACTTGTGGGCATTACTGTGGGACTTGTGTCCCTTTATCGCGTTTTAAGGAAATGAAGATTGGATTATGTGTGGGCCATAGCCGCTTGGGGGACCAAGGGGCCTATACTTCGGGGGATTATATCCTGTCTGAATGGGACTTTAACCGCGATCTTGTGCGCCGTATTGGGCATGTACTAAGCAACCAGCACGGGTGGGCTATTGAGGCAGAGTATGAGATATATGACCAATACCCCGTTCGAAGTTATACGGGGGCCATAAATTACATCGCCCGAAAGATGCAAGAGGATTATGTGACGGCGGCTATTGAACTACATTTTAATGCCGCTACCCCTACTGCACATGGTCATGAGTGGCTCTATTGGCACTCAAGTAACACAGGAAAGAAGCTGGCTACAGTGCTCCGTGATACGATGGAGGAGGGTTACCCCAATATGAAATCGCGGGGCATAAAACCACGCGGCCCCCGCCAACGCGGATCTGCCTTCTTGCGTAAGACACATTGCCCCGCTGTTATCGCGGAACCGTTCTTCGGGTCTAACTTAGTTGAATGGTCGATGATGAATAAAAGCCGTGATAAATTAGCGGGGGTCTATGCCCGTGCTATACTCGATTTTGTAGATGGATGAAGCTCCCAAAGTCCATCCATATCGCGGGAGTTCCCGTAAAAATTATTCAGGAGGATCTGAGTGACGAAGATAATCTCTCCAAGGGGTACTACGGGTATTACTCGGACGAGAGGAGAGTGATAGTCATTGAGCAGACCCTTAGCCCGAAAGTGGCAAAAGCGACCATGCGACACGAAATGCTCCATGCGTCTCTCGCCTTGTCCGGTCTGAATCGTTTGGAACGCTTTGAGGAGGAAGCGATAGTGAGGTGTATGGACTCCATCTTTTTCCCTGCGTGGGAGCGCTTTTTAAAACGACTCAACTTTTGAATGAGCCAGTTTCGGCAACTGAAGAACCGCTTTGTTTTGTTCCATCCCACTGAGGAGGATGTTGCAGAGGCTTTTCGTCGGTCCCAAGCTTTAGGCATTCCCCCGAATTCATACACGCGGGGGGTTGGGCGGATGACCGGATTCTTGGGGGAGGTCGCTTTTGGAAAGTATGTTAAGTTTTCCAAGCATGTTGGTGAGCAGTGTTATACTCATGACTACATGTACAATAGGAAAAAGGTGGATGTAAAATCCAAGACCTGCACAACAAAACCCCAGCTTCACTATACCGCCAGTGTGAACGCGCAGGGGGACAAGGAGTTAAAAGCCGACCTTTATTTTTTCACCAGAGTACACAAGGATCTGTCCAAGGTTTGGCTGCTTGGTTGGACTACTCTTTATCACGCAGTCAAGCGCAAGAACTTCAAACGAAAAGGAGAGACCGATGATTCGGGGTTCACTTATCTTTGTGATGGCTACCACTTACCAATTAGGTCTCTGCGCCGACCGGACTCCTTTGAGTCATCGCGTCTAGGTCGAAAGAAGGGGCAAGATTGATATTCCATATCTTGCCGCCGCCCCTCCCTTTCGATATAACGGGTCTGAGATACGGATTATTTTTGCCTGCTTCTTCCAGAGCAGCCATCCCACGCCTCACAAATTCAAGGTTATTGGACATCCCCACATTGCGGCCATTATTAAAATCGTGTACCGCTACTTGGAATTCAGTAAGTGTGCCGTTCCAATGAGTCATTGAGTCATTAAGTTCCCTGCACCGCTTCACGAAGAATTCAACGAGTTCCGAAATGGTGCTTCTGCTACTGTTGTCATAAGCAGCGTCAGCGATAGTCGTGTCGATGAAGGAACGTACCCCAAATCTACCAACATCCTCCACCTCCTTGGGGACCACCCAGTCAATAAGGAATCTGGCGAAGTAAGGCAGTTCGTCTTCGATGGTTTTCTCAAGGATGGAGTTTCTTGGGAAATCACTGGTGGCTTTGTTTCTGATACGCAAAGCCATTAGCTTATCCCTGTTGCTGCTGTCCAGTGATGGGATAACTGACAAGCTGTTGATGTCCATGTTCAGCGACATTACAACTCGACCTGTCCACGGTATGCTCATGGAATCTACATACTTGGCTTGATACTCCACACGAGGGTTGGCCACAGCGCGCTTGATTAGTTCAGTGGCTTTTCGTTGGTCCTTGAATGAGGCGGCAGATGTAGTGTCATCAATTACCCATGTTGCCACTCGCCCCAAGTCCTTGTTGAATTTGGTCTGACCCGAAAGGTAATCAGAGGCGTCCGCATACCCCCCGACTAAGCCGCTGATTACCCTGTTGGACAGAAGTGACTTCCCCTTGTTTGTCGGGCCAACTAATAACATGGCCTGCCCCTGCACAAATTCACGATCTCTTACTGATTCGTAGAATCGCTTAAGCCATGAATAGAAGTAGTGCAAAGCAGGTTGGTCCCCATTCACGAATAGTTGGTTAAACCAGTTATGCAGGAAGGGCCATTTTGATGGGTCCCCCTCCTTGTTTGGTTCAACGGGTCTGATGTTTGAGCAATTCAGAATGCGGTGGCCATTATAAGAAACCACCCTGTCGGGGGAGAAAACGATGGGGGCTATTTCGTCAATGCGGTTCTGGTTGCTGACTGTCAGTAATGCGGATTCGACTTCTGATAATGGCTGATTCTTTCGTGGTCTGGGTGAGAAGCCAGATTGCTTAAGCTCTAAGATCAACTGGTCCTTGGGGATGGAAACTGCGCTCTCATAGAGAACCTTGAAGAAGCTACGACCGTTGAACCAGTACTCATCCAGCAATCCCGCGAGTTTTTTTTCTTCGTAATCCTTTACAAACTGGGCACCGAATATGTCCCGCCACGACATGAAGCCTTTTCCGCCCCTGTCACTATAGCAAACGATGCCGTCGTCCACTACTTGGCACCCATCTCTGTTGATGCCGTCGTCAATCCAGAATAAAGGGCCGCGTGAACCCAGTTCAAAATCTCCCACCCATCGGTTTGGGAATCGGGACTCCACTTCTTCGGCTACGATATTGATCGGGATTGAGGTGTCGCTTGATTGTGGTGGGCGATCCGAAACAGATTTGGCTAAAGCGGCTTGAACTACAGTCGCAGATAGCAGGCCGTCCACCTTTACCCAATTTTCCCCAAGCTCAAAATACTGGTTGGCCCGAAGTGATGAACTGTCAAACCCCGCAAACAGTTTGTCCAGTTGGAGGGCCTTCATCATGTTCGACATGAATGTGTTGAACATGTCTGGGTCGATGGGGATAGGGTCTGTGAACTCCCAGACTAAGCGCAGGTATCCAGATTGTGTTTTGGATCTCCACGTAGGCTTTTTGTCCTTGGCGCATTTAATTTTCAGATCGCCGTCAATTGCTGCCCAGTTAACAGAGGCATCGTAATCCGCTACAACCCCATAAACTTTATGCACGGGGTTTTCATTGCTGATTCGTTTGGAGGGTGCCCTGCCTTCCAGTGCCGAATAAAACACATGGTCTGTTTTAATGTCGGCGCACCATTCCCTGTAATCTGCTTTCGTGCGGAATGATGGCTTCTGTTTGTTTACTTTACTTAAGTTAGATGTGTAATGCGCTGAGTGGTCGCGGAGATTCTTGATATAACGATATTTCATTTTTGGTAATGTGTGAGGATTTGGCCTTCCGCTGCTAAGGGTATGTCAGAAATCCATGCTGGTGGCGTGGACATGACGCCTATTGTTTTTTCCAGAACCATTTCAGCTTCGCCTTCGTCGCATTCGATGATGACTTCATCGTGGACATGAAAGATTGGCCTGATCCCTTCCGCTTCAAGCCTTAGAAGCATATCGGAAAAAATGTCTCTGGCCAGACCTTGTGACATATTTTCTGCCACGACCCCGCCCCAGAGTTTCATGGGTAGACGTTTGCCATTTCGACTGACGATGGCTTGGTGAGTGGTTTGGTTATTCTGCCTCACCAGCTTGGTTTTTCCATAGTTTATAGCGCGGCCAGATGGGAGCTTCCCTTCAAAGGGAACATGGGTGTTGTAGCACGACCTTAAAGTGTTGTTGATCTTGCGCCAGAACTTCGGGACTTTGTGCAGGCGGGTGCGGTAGAGTTGAACTGCCTCTTCAGCTTCTTTGAGTGGCATGTCGTACATCGAAGCAAACTTCTTTGCCCCAGCACCATAACCACACCCCAAGACAATAGCCTTCACCTTGTGGCGTAATTTAGGGTCCTTCGCTTTCAGGGACCCCCTGTCCTTTGACCATAGACTCATCCTGATCCCGAACGCTTCGTAAATATCTTCAGTGTCTGCTATCTCCTGAAGAGTTTCTTTATCTTTTGCCAGCCAGCACAACGTCCGCACCTCGATCTGGGACAAGTCCACCACAACGAGTCTCCTGCCTTTTGGGGCGCGGATCATGTGGCGAAGGTTCACACCGAACAGCTCCTCACGAGGAAGATTTTGCAGGTTGAGATTCCCCCCGCTTCCTGAGAAGCGGCCCGTGTGCCCTCCCCAATACATCAAGCCGCCATAGTAGCGGCCATCTGGTAAGGTAGCGTAGTCGAATGATTCCAGCTTTTTCTTGAGCGCATTAATGCGCCTCCAATTAGTGACCGCGCCTACCCATTTGTAATTATGACTGTGTTTCCTTAGCCATTCTTGGGTATCCAGATCAGTTTTGGCGAGAGACTTGGGGGGCTCAATCCCGTGCTTGTGGCACTCTTCGTCGAACGCGGCCCGACTTAATAGAGGTTTTTCCCCTGCCCAAGGGATTGCGGTTTCCGCTTCAAATAGTCTCTGGTTTATTGTCTCCAGTTGTTTAACCAGCAGATCCGTGTCCATAGGAAGTCCTCTCTGGATTATCCTCCGGTTTGTGAGACTGATAAGTTTTTCGTGGTCTGGCCATTTATCCTTATAGTCCTGCCAGAGGCGAAGACAGAGTTCTGAGTCCTTTAGAGCGTATTCACTGACCTCTGTCTGAAACTCCTCCGACATGGTTTCCCACCGCTTCCCCGCCATGTTGTCCCGCGTGGTTTTGGATACTTCAAGATTGTAAGCCGCCGCTGTCGCGTTCTTGAGTGATCTGGGCAGACCGCAAGCTGCGGCCATGTCAGCGGTGCAGTGCCATTCGGCAGGGGTTATTTCTGGCCACCACCTTTTTCTAATGCCAAAGAGATACAGGGTTTCATCAAATGAAGCATTGTGTGAAAGCACGATGTTGCCTTCAAGAATGCCCCAATCAAAATCCTTGGGGTGGCCTACAAAAGTGTAGTTGTTGCTGACTACCGATACCATGTAGGCATCGAAGTCGGGGTGGGAGAAGTAACCTAAAGGACCCAGCCTCCTGATTGAGCAGCTTTTGTCGTAGTAGGACTCAAAGTCCAATGCGTATGTTTCCATCTAATCATAGAGAAAGCCCACCCCGATGGAAAATGGGTCGGGGTGGGCATTAAGGGTTATCAGGAGTCTATTGGTAACTCCATTTGAAGTTCCTCAGATTTCTCCAAGATCGCTTGTCGGATGACGCGCAGCTTGTGGAGCGTGAGGTCCGCTTCATTTCTTTTCTCTTCCAGTTCATCGATCATGCCTTTTAGCGTGTTGGATTCTTGGGAGAGGATGTCATTCTCTGCGGGAAGAGTTAAGATAGGAAGGTCCATTTTATGCAAAGGTTTCCACGAATGTCTTAACGTCCTCGGTTGGCTCGTCCTGACTAATGGACAGGGAGGGAGCAAACCAACTGTATTTCCCCCGACTGATCAGGGAACTTTTGAAGTCCCAGATCCGGTGTTGCATCGAAGCCTTCGGGTTGAAGGCGGCGAATGTCGCCAGACGTTTGAACGTTTGGCGGTAGGCGTCCTTCGCTACATTGATGCGGCCAATAGCATAGTTACCGTCGCCAATGGCAAACGGGTATGCAGCCTCATCATCATTATCCTTCGGTTGTCCAAACAGGAGGGTGATTTCAGCGAATTCAATTATATCATATTCGCTTTCCATCTCGATTCGATGGGCCTCCTCTTGTGAATACGCCACGCGAGGAATCTCATCGGAGTCGTATTCAATCTTCTCCCGCCATCCCTTGAGGACGGAAAGAACAGTGACGGGGACCGTCTGTTCTGCTTCAGCAAGCATATGCTGCTTATCGAGCACCACGGCCCCTAGGGGGCCGTCGATGTCGGATGTTTTCTGGACAATATTGACACGCGGGA